CCATCAATCAAGTCCTTTAAAGTTTTTCCCATTTCAGCGGTCAACGCTTTCGTGGTTCCACCCGTGGTCAAGTCATTCACCAAGATAGTATTTAGCGAAGTTTGCACATTTTCAATAGCATCAACCAACTCCTGAACATTATCTAAATCAACATTGTCCGATCCCAAAAGAATAGTGATACCATCAATTTGATCCTGCAAAGCGACACCTTGCTCTGCAGACAATAATGCAGTTGCACCGCCAGTAAACAAATCATTTACCACATTCAAATAATCACTGGCTATTTTTACAAAGTCATTCAAAGGCACATATCCACCGGCTAAGCCTTTTTGGGATTTGTCTTCTTTGGCAGCAAACAAACCCGTGTGAGCATTCTCATCCGTTTTGTGGGCATCAAATTGCGCCTTTTCTACTTTGGCATCAAATAATTCCTCGTGAGCTGCTGCATCGGCTTTATGCGCATCAAATTGCGCCTTTTCTGCTTTGGCATTTAAGACATTCGAAAGCCCAGAAATGCTCGATTGAGGGATTTGTTCATCTTTATTCCAAAAACTACCCCACGATGCCCAAAATTGCGCTTGTGTTGGCTTTTTGCTTGTCATAAACCAATCGTATAATTCTGCTAGATTTGCCATGATTATGTTTTTTGAATGTAGTAAACTACACGATAAGGATTCATAATTGAGAAGGCTTGCCCACCTCCTGTACTTCCAGTTGTGTCAGTTTTAGTAGTGCCACGAGGTACATTTTCATTTCTAGAAAAGTCCGCTTTTCTCTCGTAAGTATCCTTTACAAAATCGTGGGTATGCGCAGGCATTTCCAAAATAGATAATTGCTTGGTCTTAGCTCCAGAAAATTTTTCAACCATATTAAAGTCGATGTCGTTAACATTAACCCCTACCGCCATCCTACCTCGTAATGGCGTGTATTCTGACCATCCGACTGGTATCTCGCTAAAAGGGCGACCCCAAATTGCTATTAATCCAGAAGGTATGATCATTGCTAGTCTATTTTCCAATGCTAAAATTCTATCCACTAATATAGCCACAACGCTCTTATCTTCTTTATTCTCAATAATTGAAAGGTGTGCTTTAAAATTTGCTTGAATAAATTTAGTAGGCATTGGACGCTGAAAATTACTCCAGGCCCACGATGTTGCAGCCGTTCCAAAAGTGGCATAGCGAATCGTGTGTACTTCCTTGATAATACCATTTTTAAAACCACGTTTGACGGCTTCTTCAATGATAATTACATTAGGAGTTCCAGCACCATCAGCCTCACGAAACTCAATGACTTCGCCATCAATGTAAACAAATCCGTTACCCACTAAAGTTCCAGTCAAGTCACATCCCGAAATGATGGTCAAGTTGCCTGCCAATGCTCCCAACGAATTGAAAATATTGTAAGCCGTTTCCTGTTCCTGCAAGCGTTCCGCATTTAATGGATAACCTCCAGTTTGTATGAAATTTGATTTATTCATCGATAAAAATATTATAACGTCTGCCGCCTTGTTTGTAAAAATTAATATGTGCTTTTAAGCCATCAATTCGAGTGTTGTATATTTCTTCCGGAACATAGACAATGAAGTCAAAACTGTCTGCCGTTTCGGGTTCGGTTCTCAACCAAATGGGGTCATTTTCCCTTTCAGTATATAGCCAAACCGTTCGTAATTCTGCTTCTGTAAAAATGTAAAACGTGTCATAAAACTGCCCGTCACCTATCCGAATTCGCCTTTGTACTGGGTCAAATTTGTCATTTAAAGAACCTCTTAAATAACAAATTTGGCTTGTATGATCTAATTTGTAAACATTATCAATTCGCCAGTTGTACCATATGTAATACAAGTCATTTAGCGGCCTCAGGATAACTTTTACAAACTGAATCGAAACCACGTTACGCCATTTGTTGGGAAGGTTTTGAACCCCGAATACATTCCAATTAATATCAAACCACATAAGTAATATTGTCAAAAGTTACTATCTCGAAATAACCGCTTTCTGCCACTTTGTTTGTAAAAATGGGTTGTGGAACTCCATAGCCGTCTTGCGTAGGATCAATCCAAGTACTTTTTGCCTCAATCAAGGTGGCATCTAAAACACCTAATACTTTCTGAACTTTGTCAACCAAGGCTGAAAGCTTCAAATCACCATCAAAAGGCAATTCTTTCATAAACTCCTGCAAGGCTTCAATAATTGGATAATTGGCATACCGTTTATTCATTCCGGTATCGGTCAACACCAACACATCACGCTTGATTCTTAAAGTTAAATACAGCTTGTCAGGTTTGTAATTGATGATTGTAATTTTACCCGGATATTTGACCTCTTTAAAATAATTCTCAATTGCTTCTACCTGTGCCGGGTCAGTAAAATCCGTTAATACACCACCAACTTCACCGGCTATTTTAATGATAAGACGGCTCTCATCTTCAGATTCATTTACAGCGGCATACTTGATGATTTTTGAAAGTGCAATTGTTTCTGCAGTATCATTTCCATTATCGAAATAATCTTTGTCAGGCACTAATTTAAAACCGTATTGAAATCGTAAAGCCATGGTGCGATACCAAGACTTTGTACCCGATTTTTGATTGGCTAATTTATAATCTATCTCTAGCGTGTGTTGGTCTAAAAAGGATTCGAAAATCCAAATAGCGGATGCAATAATGAACGTAAACAATCTAAATATGGCGAACATACTATTAGACGTTAAATGAGCAGATAACACTTCGCTAGAAGCAATATCTGTCAACATTCGGTTGTGTATTTGTGTAATCGTTCTTGCCATTATTGTACTATAAAATTGTTTCCTATTTCCCAAAAACCTATCCCAGAATTACCTTCTATTAAGGCGGTGTGTTCTTCGGTCAAAGCCGTCGCGGGGTCTATTTTGTTTCCACTGAAGTAATTAATCACTTCCTGATTGCCATAATCCTTAGCGGGTAAGGCAATGAGTTGTCCAGGAACTAAATCATCTGTTATACTAATATTGTTCAAGATGGCGATATCCACAACTGCTTCCACAGTTCCACAATGCCTGATGGCAACATCCAGTAAGCTTTGATTATTTAGTGCTGTTATTTGCATGCGCTTTTAGGTTTCTATTTTCTCGTTTTAATTCCGTTATTTCTTGCAGCTGCAGCTTAATTTTTCGGTCTTTTAGTTTCAGTTCTTCCTCAAGTAATACGAACTTTCGGTTCATCATTTCTTCAAATTCCTGATACCTTTTTTCATACCGACCTTTTAGATCATCTAAAATTTCTTTGTAATGCCCAGACAATTTTATGTCATTGTCAATGGCCGTTGTTTCGGCATTTTCCTTGGCTTGCAATACCTCTACTTTGTATTTACTTTTTGCAAAAACAAAAGTGAAATAACCCGTACCACCTATAGCCGTTAATAATGAAGTAATAAATAGTGTTACTGTGTCCATAGTTAAATTTCAATGTTTAAATTTTCAATTCCGTTACTGGTATCAATCGTTGCATCGGTATAACCATCATAGTTTAATTGAATCTTTAAATCACGTTTAAACTCAGCTGCAGTAATTGTTTTTTTGATATAATTGATAGCTCCAAAACCCGCCAAAGGAAATTCTTTGAGTTCCCCCGGTTGCAAGTCCAATATGTCTTCAACGTGTTGTTGGTCACTTTGTCCTACTGCAAAATCAGAACCTGCGGCGGTAGTTACAAAAGCCAAATCCCCGTTTTCGTCTCTCAATATATCCTGTCTCATTTTTTAACTTATTGTGCCAGTTCCTGTACCAGTTTGACTAGCTGCCGTTCCTGTAGTAGCTACGGTTACGGTAACAGTTCCAGACATTATGTATTCCTTTATGGCCAGCACCAACTTTTCGGCATAAATAACCTTTGCAGAGGCATAATCTTCTGCCTGAATCATTTCATCTTCGAGAGCGATTATTTTTGCTTTAAGTGTGTTATCGTTTAATGCCATTAGCTTAGTAATTGATTCGTTTTATTCTTCAAATCGGTAAATACCAATTTATCTGCAGCCGAAAATTTCCCAGGTCCCGATGGTGTCATTATGATGGCTTTGGTCAGTTGATCAAAACCATCGTTTAAAATTGATTTAAGACTTACATCTCCATTGGTAATTTTGAACTTCCCGGACTTCATTTCGAAAATTTGATTACCTATTTTAATGATCACTTTTTCAATCTCCGAAACGCCTAAAACAAAGGTGTTATCTTCATTCTCTAATCGGCCAATAACTACTTTAGAACCTATTTTTGGATATACCGTAAACTGGCTTTCAGTTGCTTCAATTATGGCATTCAGGCGAACATCTTCGTAATTGTCAACAGTACACGTATCGCCTTCGACCGCCTTTACCGTTCCAACGGTTAAGGTAAATTTGCCTTTATTTTTCCTGGAGAGATTGACGGCTTGTTTAAATAATTCGTCAAATTCACTCATAGCTTGTAACTTAAATTATTAGTCCTTTTTATTCCGTCTGACCCGTTCACATCGATGGTTACACTTTCTATGAAATACCTGCCATCCTGATGCCTATCCTTGTAAAACGGACGGTACAATTGTGCAGCGTGTCCGGGTTGGGTTCTTGGTTCGCACCAACCATCTAAACTACCACTGAAACCATCAATACTTAAAGATTTGAAAGTTTGGTCACCCCATATTTTCATTTCTTCTTGAGTCAGTTCCGGCATAGTGATAGTTTTAGTATCGCCACCTTTTACTCCAGTTGAATAGGTCAATTCTTTACCCGTTTTTTGCTTGGATTTAATCGTAACCTCCAAAGGTTTACTCTCTTTTTGCTCAAACTTCAAACTGCTACCACGTCTCACATTTTCGTTAAAATTAAATTTATGAACTGTTTCGGCTTTAAAATCTACAATCATTCCCACACACAATGTGGTTGGGTTTTTGAAGTAAGCACGAATACCTGCTTTGTCTCGAAGTTCCTCCAGAACATGGTAAGGAGTTGCATCCTCGATTAACCATTTGCCTATGCTGTAATCGCCATTACATTCAATGGTATAGTTGGCAGGTAGAACAGCTTTCAAAATGTCAATCAGTTTCCCGGACTTGATAAATTGCGTTACTTTGGGAGCTTTCTTGAGTTGAAACATTTCATCTTCGCATTCTAAAACCAAAGGCGTTTCTGCCCCAACTTTAGTGATATACCCCTCAAACTCCGTCTGGAGGTTTCCATCATAACCCAACTCAATTTTGATGGCATCGCCACGTTTCATAAAGTCCAAAATAGATTTACCCGCAATATTTATGGATTTACCCACTTCGTCAACGGCATTTCTGAATTCCCTTGGTAGTTCGACTTTAGCATTATTAGAAAGAACTTGTACGCTCGATTCAATATGAATGGATTTACAAACCGTAAACTGTAATTTATCAGCAATTGTAATTCTCAAACTGATGTTGTAATACAGATTATTCATTTAACTATTTGGTTTCAAAAGCGTAAAATTCACGGCTTTTATTGAACTTGCATTGATGGAAAATTGTACCGTATCCTGAAAGCCTTCCACAGCTGTAAAACTGATGGAACGGAAATACAAACTATCAATATCCCTTTCTTCAAATTGCTTCCCTACAACCTTAACCACACCATTGTATTGCCAATTTTTGTTTAACCTCCTGATTTCGTCACTTGGATAAATTCTATTATCCAAATCAATCAATAAACCATTAATGGTAATATCCCACGGCTTGGTTCCCCATCGTTCTACTATTATTGGATCATCATCATTGACCTCGGTTTCTATCAAAGATTTTTCTTGAGAAAACCCCATTAATAAGGGTGGTGCAAAAATTACATCCCCATTGTCCCCAGCCAAAACGGAATTAAAGGTCAACGCTTCTAATCCCGGTATTTGAAACTGTGAATATTCCAAATCATCTTGAGCCAAAGGATAATACTGAAAATTGTAATCCTTGTTTTCCTTTTTTTCGACAAAAACCTTTTCAATCGCTTTGCCCGCTGCCATCATTCCGAAAGCAGCTGCATAACGAGCAACCAAGTCGATGGTTATGTTTTTAGACAAAGCAGCTACGTCACTTGCAACGTTTTTATAGGCATCTGTTATAGGCATTAAATTGATTGTTTTGGTGCGACAATATTGTTTTCCGTTAGCCATTGTACTTGAGCCCATTTTAGAACCCAAATATCATCATCCAACTGTTCCGGGAATGGTATATGCAAAATATGGCTAATCATTGCATCAATTTTAAAGATGGTATCTTTATCCTTTTCGAATATCAGTCCCGGACAGTCGTCTAATACTTTTTTATCTTGTTCTCTCTAATTGGTATTAGTTCAGCCAAAGCACCAACAGTGGTAAAAAACAAGGCATCATCTCCAAGAACTTTGTCCTTATCGGTAAGCAAACAGTTTTTTACCAATATCTCTTGAGCCTTTGCCGGATTTACGTTTTGATACTTCATATACTGTCCCATCGTTCTACGATCTGGAACACACACGATCACTTCTATGAAATCATTTCCATTATCATCTAATGGTAGTTCAACACGTCTAAGCATTTCTGCGCCACCTGCAGCTTTAATTTGATCCTCCGTTAATTTTTTAGCTTCTGCCATTGTATTTTTAGGTTTAAATTTGATTTAAAAAAAGCCCTCCCTATTAGAGGGCTTCATTGAAAAATAAAAAAAATGAAAATGAATTATGCTTGAGCCACGTTCAATTCTACCTTTAAGGCAAACATTGTGTACTCTTTTTTTAGCCCCATTTCGCCAGTAACTTCACGACCTTCGTTTTGGAATTTGACTAAAAGCCTATCCGTAACAATGATGTTAAATTCATTGGTAAAAGTGATAACGACATTAAAGGGTTTAATATCCAAAATACTGCTTCCTTTGGCCGCCATCTCAATAGGTACAATGTCGTGCATCATAAAACCAAGGGTAACACTCGGTGTTTTTTTGCCTTTACTCCAACTGGAAGCATTTTGCCCCAATGTCCAGTTCAATTGATGTTCCTGTTCATTGCCATAGGTTGCAGTTGTTACTTCAGCTGGAACACCATTCATAAACACTTCAACATCGGCACTATCATAGGCTTTTCCGTTTCTTGTGATTTCCGCCATTATTGTTTAGATTTTAGATTTATAGTTCCGTTCAAGAAGCCTAATACGCCTGTTGGCTGTACATTAAAAGCTACTTTTAATTCCTTTGCCACAAGCAAATCACTATTAGGATCCACAGTTGTTTTTCCTGCTGATATCTCGACTGCGTTTTTCATATCCATAAATATGTTGTCACCAATGGTTTCAAGACTTACCAAAATACCCATTGGCAATTTGCCAAAAGCATTAACTGGATACGTTTTTTTGATTTTTGGTAAGTAGGCGGTTCTTAATTGCCTGACACAATCGTCCATCATACGGCCGTAAGCAATGGTATGCTCATTCATATTGCCTTCAGCATCTATTTTGATAGGTGCGCAAACGTGGTCGTTGTTAATTCTTATTCCTGCTAGTCCAGGATAAGTAACACCAAAAACATAACCCTTGTTTTCAAAAGTTTGCAATTCAGCATACACCTCTTTATTGGTCTTGTGGCTCGATAGTCCAGGAACCATCCAAGCCTGTTTTGTAGCATCCATCAAATTGAAAGCTTCATTGTCTCCAATATTTTGATTAATGGCAGCAGCAGCACACACTCCTAAAAAGGTTCCCACATCGGCAAACTTTTTAGCATTGCCTGTTTTGGTTTCAGCATATTGCCAGTCTTGACCAATAACCATCGTTACTTTTGTAGCTTCCACATTTTCAATGTCTCGCAAGTCAGGAACTACAGAGGCCAGTCCGTTAAGGTTGTATCCTTCGATAAAAATGTGTGTTGGCATAAACTGATCATACGCCCATTGCGCTGTTCCTTGAGCCAATGGAATGCTTCCAAACACGTCAGGAACTAATCCATCGACGTGAACAATTGGGTTTTCCAGATCTACAATAGGATTCAAAGCAATTGCCAATTGGCGTACTTTGTAATCCGAATCAATCAACAAACGTTTCAATTTGTCGCCTGCAACATCTTGAGCAATGCTTTGCAAGGTTTCCGTTTGGGCAACAGCCATAAAGTTCAATGGAACTCCTTCGCCAGCCATTCGATAAAACTCCCGAATATGACGGTACACGTTTACGTTGTTTTCGATGTCAAAAGCGGCATTAATTCCGTTTTGTTCTGCATCGTACAATCCAAAAAACTGAACCGTTTCTTTGAATGCTAGGGTAGGAATTGCAGGAGACCCTACAATGATAGCCGAAACCCGTCTATCATTGTTTAGTCTATTGGCTCCTACTTTGCCTTTATTTATTTTTACAGCATCTAAATTTGCCATTGTTTAAATAGGTTTTAAATTACTCTTTATTGTCGGTGTCTGCGTTTCCGTGTCCAGTTCCTTCGCCTTTATCATCAAGATTTACCTTGATTTCGGCTGTTAACTTGGCGTGTTGTTTTTCGTATTCTGTAATCACAGATTTACGTTCATCGCCTTCAAAAGCTTTCAAATCTTCCAATGAAGTCACGGCTTTGATTTTGGCGATGGTGTATTTAGCGTTAAACTCGTACTCCTTTTCATCTGCTGCAGATGAATCTTTCTTTTCTTCAGCTCGTTCAAACTTGGTAAGTTTTTCGCCTGTTTTAAGACTTAAACTTCCCGTATTTTCAGAAGTGAAAAATTCGCCTTTTGGGTTAGCCCACAATACATTGTTGGCTGTAGAAGCAAACAGCTTATCGGCTGTTTGCTTGATAGATTCTTTATTCATACTTTCGAGATTATGCGTTTTCAGTTACCAAAGCACCAATTGCACGGGCTTTTTTAGGAGACACCAAGTATCTGTGATTGTAGTTGACAGCCGTAAATCTCGTTTGAGTATTAGGCTCATCATAGTACATTTTTGTAGCCCCTTCAGCTCTAAACATATCAGGTGCATAAAATGCCACTGAAGCTACGTTGTGAGTTGCAGGATTAAACACCGCACCAAAACTTACTTTAGTGTTGTCAGAAGCCAAATAGAAAGGCATATTGTGGTACACATACACTTTGAATCCGTAGAACAAAGAACGAATTTGACCCGTACCCACATTGGCAAAATCTTGGTAGAAGTTTTTAACTTCTTTCAACAAACTGGTTACGTGTTTAGTGTTTAGCACTAAAATACGTTGACCATCGTCAGGAATTCCTGCATCATTCAAAGCACCTGCCAATGAAATGATGTCATCAACTGAACATCCTTTTTTGCCAGAAACTGTGGTTCCTGTAGTTGCTAATACAGGAGTAGCAATCGTATGAACTGCTGGAGCCAATGCGTGAATGGCTTTTCCAAACTTCTTGGCCAAGATGGCGTTTTTGTGCTTTTTGTTTACCACTGCAATTTTATCGTATGTTATAGCATACAATTCCGTTTCTAAAACTTTGGTTGCAACAGTATCATACACATCCAATTGGAAGGCGATATCACCATCTGCCAAAGTTTCGTAACCAATTGGGTACGTGGTGTTGTTTATTAATACTTCTGGATCCGCCCCAATATCGACTAAATGGATAACTTGATTTTCGCCTCCTGCAGATGATTGTACATATCTAGACTCATCTGGAATTTCGCTCAAAAACGAAGCTTCGATTTCGGGTTGGAAGGACTCGACTAATTCGCCTGTCCAAATCTCACGATAGACACCTACCATCGCAATACCCACAAAAAGAGTAGGCACAAACAATTGCAATCCTGTAC